AAACAATTTAACAGATGAACGAAACTATTTTAAACCATTCAACTACCCATGGGCATATGATGCTTGGTTGAAACATGAGCAAGCACATTGGCTTCACTCCGAAGTGCCAATGGCTGAAGATGTAAAAGACTGGAAAAAGAAACTAACAAATGAAGAAAAGAAATTTCTCACCAACATCTTTCGATTCTTTACTCAGGGAGATATTGACGTTGCTGGTGGTTATGTTAACAACTATCTTCCACACTTTCCACAGCCAGAAATTCGTATGATGCTCATGGGGTTTGCTGCACGTGAAGCCTTACATATCGCTGCTTACTCACATCTGATTGAAACTCTCGGTATGCCTGAGTCAACTTATAATGAATTTCTCGAATACCAAGAGATGAGAGATAAGCATGACTATGTACTTGACATTTCTAGTCGCAATGGTACTGTCGCTAGTACTGCTGAGCATATTGCTGTGTTTAGTGCCTTTACTGAAGGCATGCAGTTGTTTAGTTCTTTCATCATGCTTCTTAATTTTCCTCGTCATGGCATGATGAAGGGAATGGGTCAAATTGTTACATGGTCTATCGTAGATGAAACCATGCACTCTGAAAATATGATTCGTTTATTCAAAGAGTATGTTAAAGAAAACAATGAAATTTGGAATGATGAACTAAAAGGTAAGATCTATACTATCGCTGAAAAGATGGTAGAACTTGAAGATAAGTTTATTGATCTGTGCTACCAAAATGGAGATATGCGTGAGTTGTCTGCATCTGATGTTAAACAGTATATTCGTTATATCGCCGATCGTCGCCTTATTTCACTGGGTATGAAGGGTATCTTCAAAGTTAAGAAGAATCCATTACCTTGGGTTGAGGAAATGATCAATGCGCCAGTACATGGCAACTTCTTCGAGAATCGTGTTACAGATTATGCTAAAGGTGCGTTGTCGGGTTCTTGGAATGACGTATGGGGTAAAGCAGCATGATAGTTAAACAATTTATTTGCAATCATTGTAATGCCGAAGGGAAAATTACCGTAAAGGGTGATGACTTTAATTTTGAAGATATCGTCCATTGCCCATTATGTGCTTCTGATATCTATGAAGAAGAAGGGCTTGATGAAGACGACTAAATAGTCTTCATGACATGGACATATAATAAATTAATCATTGAAGAATTACCTGAAGACTGCGTTGGCTTTGTTTATTTAATTACAAACAAGGTCACCAGTCGTAAGTATATTGGTAAGAAATTAGCCAAATTCTCCAAGACTAGCTACAAAACAGTTACTCTAAAGAATGGCACTAAAAAGAAAAAGAAGGTTAGATCAAAAGTAGACTCTGACTGGCTTGAATATTATGGTTCTAGTGAAGACCTAAATAAAGATGTAACACTATTAGGGAAAGAAGCATTCTCAAGGGAAATTCTTTTCTATTGTAAATCTAAAGCAGAATGTTCTTATGTGGAAGCAAGAGAACAGTTCGGGAGAAAAGTATTAGAATCAGATGACTATTATAATGGACAGATTTCTGTCCGAGTCCATGGTTCTCATATTAAAAACAAGTTATGACATATCTATTATTCGGAACAGCATTAGCATTATCGGCTTGTGCTGCTTACTACTCTATAATGGGATTGGTTGCGATTTTCGCAGCTGCAACTATTCCTATTTTTATTATGGGATCATTACTCGAGATTTCTAAACTCGTAGTAGCATCTTGGATTTATCAAAATTGGAAAGAAGTTCCAAGGCTAATGAAGTATTACTTTACTTCGGCTTTGGTTATTCTAATGTTGTTAACTTCAATGGGTATCTTTGGTTATCTATCAAAGGCTCACTTGGATCAAGCAATACCAACTGGTGATGTATCTGCCAAATTGGCATTAATTGATGAGAAAATTAAAACCGAAAAGGAGAACATTAATGCAAGCCGTAAAGAACTTACTCAACTCGATGCTCAAGTGGATCAAACCCTCGCAAGAACAACCGAAGCCAGTGGAGCAGATCGCTCCATCGCTATCCGAAGAGCCCAGCAAAAAGATAGAGCCAGAATCCTCAACGAAATCGGTGCAGCGCAAACCAAGATCTCCAAGTACAACGAAGAACGTGCGCCAATCGCCAGCGAAGTCCGTAAAGTCGAAGCCGAAGTCGGTCCAATAAAATATATTGCTGCACTATTATATGGTGATAACCCAGAAGTTGATGTTTTAGAAAAATCAGTTCGCTGGGTTATTATTATGATTGTGTTGGTATTTGATCCATTGGCAGTTTTATTGTTAGTTGCTGCAAACTGGCAACAAAAACGAAATAGACAAGAAACTAAACCAAAGGAAGTTTTTATTGATGAGGGCGAACTCCCAGAAGTTCTAGAACCAACTCAGGAATTAACCTTACCTGTGATAGAGCCAATTAATATTAATTTGGTAGATGATGTGCCAGTTAATGAACAAGCAATAGTAAGCATTAGACCAATAGAAACATTAGTTGAACATAATGTTTCTGGGTATCAATCAGCTGAAGTAACTGACGAAGAACTAAACATTACCATTGATGATAGTAAGGATTGGGAGCCTAATCTTTATAATCGTCTAGAAAAGCGTGATGAATCTCTCCCAGAAAAAACTCAATCTTTTCTGAATAAAGCCAAAGATGTATTTTCATCGATTGGCGTTAAAACCATTGAAAAAGAAGTAGACGATCTGCAAGCTAAAAACCCTAAATAGTTGATAAGAATAACTATAATGGGTTTTACAAATGGCAGCATCACAAGTAGAAGTGAAAGTCCTTTCTCGTTCTGAGAAAGAGGCACAAATCAAAGACAAAGCTGGGATGGTAATCTGCGTACTTGCAGCATTACTAGCCATCAACACATTGATTGGCGGATCAAACTCCAGCAAAATCCTAAACAACACAATCGAAGCCAACAATACATGGGCATTTTTCCAAGCAAAGTCTATTAAACAGACTTTATCGGAAATGGCATATGACGATGCCATTCGTGTTAATGATAAGAAAAAATCAGAAGCAATAAAATCTAAAATTGACCGATATGAATCTGATCCAACTACTGGAGAGGGTAAGGTTGAATTAATGGCGAAAGCTAGAGCATTGGAAGCTGAACGAGCGGTAGCTAAACAACGTAGTCCTTTCTATACTTACGCAGGTAGTTTACTACAAATAGCAATTGTTTTATTGACAGCCAGTATTCTAGCAGTTAATCAAAATATGTTTAGAGCCAGCGTTGCAGTGGGAACAATTGGAGCCTTTATCATGTCACAAGCAATTTGGTTATGGATTCCAATATTGCTCTAACATAATTAGGGGAATGTTGTGGATCCGATTACTATTGGGCTGGCGTTTTCTGCAGCCCAATCAGCTGTTAGTTACATAAAGCAAGCTGTTGCTTTAGGTAAAGATATAAACAGTCTTACAGGGCAGTTTAGTAAATTCTTTGAATCATCAGATGCTATTCATCGAGAACGATCAAAGTTAAAAGCCAAAGCTACTCTACTAGGCAAAACTGATGCTGAGTTGGGACACCAAGCACTTCAACTTGCCATGCATAGTGATGCTCTAAGACAAGCAGAGCGTGAACTGAAAGATATGATTCTTTGGACATTGGGTAAACCACAAGTGTGGGAACAGATGATTAGTGAGCGCACTAGACTGTTCAAGGAACGTGCAGAAGCCGAGCGTGAACAAGAAAAACGACAATTAGCGCATAAGAAGAAGATGGCTGACATGTTTATGTTTGGTTTGTATTTTATAGCAGGGTCTGCTATTGTATTTGCAATGGCTATGGGTGGTGTTGCTATTTACGGGCAAATGGAAGAAAAAAGAATTTATGAAGAAAAAGTTGCCAAGAGACTCTTAGTTATACGTCAGCAACAAAAAGAACGTGATGCTCGTGAAAAGAAAGAGCGTGAAGATTATGCTAAAAATTAACAAAAGGATATATGCACTTCAATATCATTATCACATTCAATGACATACTGTTTCTGTTATGTATGATACCATTTTTAATGGTTTTTGCCGTTATGTTCAAAGATTGGTATAATGACAAAGATAGATATTAACACACCATGTTTGAATGGATCCTATTATTTGCTTTAGCCAAGGAACCAGATGTTAAAAAATGGCCAGAGTGGGAGTGTATCCGATGGACATGGACTGGTGATATTTATGAACGTAGGGTAGTTTGTTTAGAGTGGCGTAAAAAAGATTGTTCTCAAAGACTACATACAGAATTGTGCAAAGCGAAAGGATAATTTGTGGATCCTCTAACACTCTTTGCGCTGGCCAATGGAGCAGTTTCTGCGATCAAAGCTGGATGTAAATTATACAAAGATATAAAAAGCGCAGCTGGAGATATAAAGGATGTGCTCAAAGATCTAGATGAGCAGTTCCATGGTATGTATGCAGCAAAGGGAAAGACCCCTCCACCTGCAGCAATTAAACAGCTTAATGAAGAAAAGTCTAGAATAAAAGATTTAAACAAGAAAGATTCAGGTGATGTTTATTTTGAGTTAGGACAACATCTTGGTGCTTTCTTTGATAATCAAGCAAAATGTATAGCAGTATTTGAAGCTGAAGAAAAACGATCATATGATTTATATACTGGCGATGCATCTGTAGGAAATCGTGCTCTACAAAGAGTTTTGATGAAAAAGAAACTTGAGCAGATGGAAGTTGAGTTGCGCGAGGTAATGATATATCAAAGCCCACCTGAATTGGGTGCGCTGTGGACAGAAGTGCTACAACAGTCTAAGATAATAAATGCAAGACAGTCTGAAGCACTCAAGCGTCATATTCAAGTACAAATGCAGCATGACAGAGAACATGCCAAACTAGTTAAGAATTTAAAAACATTTGCTAAGTGGTTTGGTATGTTTCTGGGTGTGCTTGTTTTTTCTATGATTATACTGTGGTTTGTGGTGCAGGATAGAATACAAAAGTATCCACATCTAGGAACTGATTTTGTTCCTAAAACTGAACAGCAAAGAAGAATGGAAGCGCAACCTAAACAATATATTGGACGCTAAATATGAAGACAATAGGATTATTACTGTTTACTTTTTCACTGAACGTATATGCTCAGGCATTTACATACAACTATCAAGTAACCTGTGGACCAGTAATGCCAATAATAAAATTTCTTTCTGAGAC